TACCGTTACCAGTATTGGTATTGGCAGCGCCAGAGAATGCAGTAGTACCAGTGCTACCGATGAAGCCAGCTTCATACAAAGCAGTTGCAGTGGCAATAGTGCCGCCGTTGAAACTAGCACCCAGCATGTGCAAGTGACGATCAATGCGTTTAGCCAGCGCAAAGCCTGCATCATCGGTATAGAACCGACGCATAGAGGTTAAAGCCTGCATTTCAGCCAAGTCTTCATACAGCTTGCTGTACTCAAAGTGCTTGTCAACCAGCACTGCAATGTCACCAGCAGTATCTGCAATCAGAGTAACCTGCGTATTCGCAGCTTTGACTGATGCTTCACCACGCGCCGGGACTGGCAGGTGGAGTGTGTCGCCCTTTTTGCCCTTGAAGGACATTTTGGTGACCAGATTACCGAGTACAAGTTTTTGCTTGTAAGCGGCGATTACGTCATCAGACCAGAGTTCTGGAATGAAGGTTGCACTAGTTGTAATAGTGGTTTGGTTAGTACCGAGACCCATGATAAATACTCCTAAATTTTAACGGACTCGCCCCTCGCTGTAAGCGGCCATGATTTCATCGTTCATGGACTCGTACTTGCTAGGGTCGCGCATTTTGAGACGAATTAGATCGGCCCTTCGGAATACCTTTTTCGACATATCACCAGACCCACCTATATCAACCGAAGCCGCTGAAACCTGTCTGGTTCTAGCTGCGTTGTCTGACTGGGCCATTTGCCCAGACGCTTGCTGCTGTTTACCAGCATTAAGCGCTTTATAGGTGGATAACAACTCGTGTGCAGCATCGACATCATAGGCCTGCGCTTGATTGAATAGTTGCGAACGAATCTGACTGGAATTAACCCAATCTGCGAATCCCCTATCCCCAACGATCTGTTGAAAGTCAGGGTGAATACTATTCAATCTCTGCAATGCCTGCCCCTGATTTGCTTGTATCGCAAATTGCTTTGCTTGTTGTAAGTCAGGATTAGCCTCTACTGCCCTACGAACTGCCTCCTTCGGATTCTCGAAAAAGTCAATTTCTTCAGGCGTTTCTTCCTTTAGCCTTGTACCCAGTTGCGATTTGATGAGTTCATCAGCTAATTTGCGAACCTCCCCAACCTCTTGTGCTTGACGTGCGATGAGCTTTTCAGCCTCACCGTGCATCTTGACAACATCTTCTACCGATTTGCCGCGATAGCGGTCTGGTAGTTGATACTCTGGTTTTAGTTCCTGTTGCTGTTGTATTTTTGCAACAGCCTCAAATTCACCAACTTCTCCATCAATATCCTGTATTACTTCAGCCATTTCTAATCTCCTGCCCATTCGGGTTCTCAGGTCACACAAAACCTCGGTGCATAATTACATTATCGAGGTATTTCAGCATTTATACCACACATTGTGGTAAATGCAATAAATTCTTTTTAGTAAGAGTTATCCAGCATACGACCTCTTACTTTTTGATAGAGCGTTATTTTCCCGTATAGTTGCCCATTTGCTGTGCGCTCCGGGAAATGCACCGCTTATGCCTTCTAGCTTAATAGTGGGTGAACTCATCATTCTGGTGGCGTAAGTGCCGCATTTGCACTTAATCGAGAATACGTTTGTATGTACCAATTTCTCGTGTACTTCACCACAATTAGGGCATTTAAAGTCGTTCAATACCTTCATTTAGCTAATCCTCGTCATTTTGCAAATCTGTGTATGCTTTTTCGCTCACTTCTTTTAAAGAGGTTATCCAGCGCATAATGCTTAACTCGCCCTTTCGGTAATGTAAGCTCTTTTCGTCCGTAATCCCATTTAAACTATCTGTAGTCTTTAGCATATCATTCACATCCTCTATCAATGCAGCCCAGCCGGGGGTTGCCATCATTGAGAATCTTTCTTCGTAATACTTTACAAGGTTAACGTCCATTGGTTATCTCGTTAATATAGCAATCAGCCTCTGATCTCATCGCCCGTTATATTCATCGTCAATCCTGAACCGGAGCCGATGACTTGAATAAAATCGCCAGCATCTATTACTTGGACACCCTTCCACTGGGTAAATGTATTGGCCGCTATAGTCATGTCTGGGAATAGCATATTACTTGTGGAAGCAGAGCCACCAGAGGCTACTAAGTGCAAAGCACAAGTAAGACCCCCAGCCGTTGTATTACTGACGTTAATGTCAACCACCTCTGTTTTGTAACCAACAGGCACGGTATAGGCGAGGGTTCCAGCCCCCGTACCTATTGCGCCCCTAGATAGTCGTTTCATGGTACATACACGGTTTGTGTTTCAGCCTTGGCTATCATTTGCATTTCAGCAATCCGTAGGGAAACGCTGGCTTCCAATTCTGCTTTCCAACGCTCGAACTCTAGTTTTTGAACTTCGTTCCCGGCTTTTAGATCGGCTTCATACTGTTTCACCATAATGTCGCCCTTGGCCTGCTCGCGCTCAATTGCTACGTCATTTGTCGATCTAGCGACTTCTTGACGCATATTGTTTTCGGCGTTCATCTGTTCAAGTTGCATCTGCGCTTGAATCTTGGCTACTTCGGAGTTTGCCACTTGAGGCGCTAGTTGAGCTTCGATTGCCAGTTTCTGCGCTTTGCCTTGTAGTTCCTGAATCTGCGCCTGCTTCATTGCCATTTCCATCTGCATGTGTTGCTGTTCCATTTGCTGCTGCTGCGGATTTGGCTGAGACATCTTTATCATCTGCTCAAGCATTTCTTCCCTATTTGACAGACCAGAGTTTTTCAAGATACCGCCCATCAATACTGGGGTTAATGGCGAGTTTCCACCAAGCGTTTGAACCATGAAAGCAAGTTGCTTCTGTTCGTATTCACGGGCGATTATCCCAAGAGTGGCCGTAGGTAGGAACTTCACGTCCATTGAAGGATAACGTTCAGGATCAAACTGCATGTATCTCCACGCAGCCTTGTAGATAAACGGTATCAAGAAGTCCTCTTGAAAGTTCACCAAAGTGCGTTTGTACTTTTTAATTAAAGTGGCCGTTGCCATATCCATACCGCCAGCATCACGGGTGGTCGGCGTAACACCACCTGCGGAATCTACTGTACCCGTAGACATTAAAAGCATACGTTCAAACTCTTTGCTGGTTTGCATAGCCTGGCCGTCATTTGTGCCGAACTTGAACGGCATAATGATTTCATTTGGATTGCCGTTAAACATTATGGCCTTGCCGGGCTTGACTTCAAACTTTGCTCCACGCGGTAAGCGAGTAGCGTCCAATCCAATCATGGGTGCAGTGGTTAGCGCCAGTGCGTCCATGTGTGAGCGCATCGAGCCGTCAATGGCTTTCTGCATGTTGTAGGCTTTTTCAACCACTCCACGTCCCAAAAGACGGTTTGGAACAGTGTCGTCCTGATAACTGATGATAGGGCGATCCTTCATCATGTATGGCGATTCTTCGGCTTTTAAAAGCAAATTACCATTGGCAATAACGACGATAGCCTCCACCATGTCGGAGTGCTCATCCTCATCACCGTTAATATCCTCAAAATCTTCTGTTTGAAGGTGTTTTCGTGGGACTAGCCCGTAGTAAGTCAGAATTAATACTTTTCCGTCTTGGAACGTTGTTTTTTCCTGTGTAGCTTCTAAATCGTCATTCAAGTACATTGTGTCAATATCGACATTTAGATACTGTCCAGACTTAATACCTTGAGCTATCTTGTGGATAGATGTATATCGCTCGATAGCTACTCCCATACAGTCGTCTACAGACGTTCCATTAGGGTCAAAAAGAAAGTTCTTTGGGTTGATCGGGTTAATACGGACGAAGAATCTGTCAGATTCCTTCACCCCATAGGCAATCTGTTGCCCGTCCAGAGCTGTAGAAGCTGGATAGTATGCTTTCTCGTCACCAATAATGACTTCGCCAATCCCAGTTCCGTAAATAGCCGCCATTAGGCCAACACTGTCGATTGCCTTTCTTATCTTGTCTTTTGAGAAATCTTCGTTTAACTGAGCTTTTAATTTCTCAACATCCACAGCAGAGCCGTCAACGTCCTTGATGTCGTCTTTAATGTCAAAGAACGTACCCTGGCCAAAAATAGCCTCCATAACCTCTGCGTGGCGGGTTTCTACAGCTTGTTGGGTAGCGGGGGAGATAAGCCTTGAGCGCTCTGATTCCCGTGTTTTATCAGTGGCTTCCCATTTACCACGGAAGATTCTCTCGTATTCATTCCACTCGTCTAGGTGGTTTTGATTCCGGTGATCCCTCCAGCGATCTGTGTGATCGATAATAAAAGATGTTAATTCTTTCTCGTGATTGTTAGGCTCATGAAATACTGGCGCAGCAACCTCCAACTCGTCGGATATGATTTGCCCCGTGTTTTCGTAAGAGATTGCCATTAGAGTTCCTTAAAATCCGACGATGACATCCTGAATCTCATATTCATCATCCATATCGCTGGTATTGTAGCTAGTGACTACCAACTGCGAAATCATGCTCAACGCATCAATCAAGTCATCATGGACATTTTTAGTAGGATACATCAGGTATTCATCTATGAATTTATCCCACTCCCATTCGCTGCTTAAAATAACCCGACCGTGCTCGAACATACCTTGTAATGCCCATATAACCCGATCTTCCTTCTTCTGATTTCCGTGTGTCAAGGGTTCGATATGCGCAAATATACCATTTTTCCGCTGTAAATCACTCAAATAGGGCATAACAGCGTTAAATAGCGCCCCTTTTTCAATCCCAATCGACAAAGGATGGAAATCACGGATGTTTTTCAAGATACGAACGGCTGTTTCCCGTACATCCCATCTTCCGTGCTCAATCTTGCGTACAAACCACTTTCCGTCGTCTTTTAAGAACACAACCGCGATAGCTGTCCTGTCCAGCCTCTTCTTAGCACCAGTAACGTTATCTCCAACGCCTTCAAAACCAGCCAAATCGACTGCAATATAGCATGAATACTGCCCTTGCTTGGGTTCTTCACCATATTTTAGCCATTCTTCCTTGAATACGTTAGTACCTGAGTTGTCAAAAGATGCCAGGTACTCTTGTTT